GGCTTAAGCTTTCCAGAAGCCCCGAATTACCCTACTGCGAGGCCCCCTAGGCCGAGCCTAGTACTACCCCTCACTCGCTTGGTGCTCGTTCGGGCGCAAGCCCGAGACTGTATAGTTTTAAGAGGGATAGTTCTGTCCTTTTTCTGATACAATGGGACAGGTATATCTTTACCCTGGTGGGTAAAAATCAACCAAGACAGGTAACAAAAGAATTGACATTCCGGCCCATTTTCTAAAAATTTTTTCTACGCCTTCGGCGCTACCTGTAAAGGAGATCCAATGGCAGATAACTCAGCCGACATCGCAAAACGTATTATCCTAGGATGCGTAGCTGAAGGTATGACCATTGAGGCCGCGTGCGGCCAAGCCGGCAAAAGTTTAAAGACTTACGAGTATTACCGTCGAACAGATAAGATCTTCACAGACAAAGTAGATAGAACTCGCCTTGGTCTTAAAGATAAAGCCTTTGCTTCCCCCGACGTTCACGACCTAGACTTTGCATCTTTTAGAAAGACATACCTGCATCAGCAGACTTTTCCACACCAGCAAAATCTCATTGATGTGATTGAAGGACGCGAGCCATCTTGGCTGCACCCTTCTATGAAGTTTGAACCAGGGATGAATCAGAACAGAATCCTGATTAACATTCCGCCCAACCACGCCAAGTCCATTACGGTAACTGTGGACTATGTAACGTGGAAGGTTGTGCAAAACCCCAACTTTAGAGTTTTGATAGTTTCTCAGACTCAGCAGCTTGCAGCAGATTTCCTCTACGCTATCAAGCAAAGATTGACACATCCTATGTACGCTGACCTACAAGCTGCCTACGCCGCCGGAGTCGGCTTTAACTCTAAGTCTGCAACCTGGACTGCAACCCGTGTCACCTTTGGTGATGAACTCCGTGAGTCATCTGAGAAGGACCCAAATATTGAGGCCGTCGGTATCGGCGGTCAGATCTACGGCAAGCGTGCCGATATGATTATTGTAGATGACGCGGTCACATTAAAGAACGCTAACGAGTTTGAAAAGCAGATCCGCTGGTTAACACAGGACGTACGCTCCCGTCTTAACCCTACGGGCAAACTTATTATTATCGGAACACGTGTAACATCTGTAGATCTATACCGCGAGCTACGCCAAGAAGATAGATACCCAGGTGGGCAAGTTCCTTGGACATATCTTGCTATGCCGGCCCTTTTGGAAACAAACGAGGATAAGGAAAAGTGGGTAACACTTTGGCCCAAGTCCGACCAACCCTTTGAAGGACAGGTTGAAACAGATCAAGATGAAGACGGACTCTATCCTAGATGGAACGGTAAGCACCTATCTGCAGAGCGCCAAGCTATGGACGCACAGACCTGGGCTTTGGTTTATCAACAACAAGATGTTTCAGATAATGCAATCTTTGATCCTGTCACCGTACGCGGTTCCATTGACGGTATGCGTAAGGCAGGTAAGTTAGTTGCCGGCAATCCTGGTCATCCACGCGACCTTAACGGGTTTAGCTTTATTTGCGGTATGGACCCTGCTATTGTTGGTGATACCGCTGTGGTTTGTTACGCAGTTGATCGCAGCACTCACAAACGCTATATTGTTGATGCTTTCAAGATCACTCGCCCATCTCCGGCGCAAATTAAAAACCTTATAATTGACTGGACTTCTATCTACGGTCCCTCTGAGTGGATAGTAGAGAAGAACGCCTTTCAGGCTTTTCTTACTCAAGATGAAGAACTGCGTCGCCACTTGGCATCACGCGGAGTAATCTTGCGTGAGCACCATACCGGTTCTAATAAGTGGGACTCAGGCTTTGGTGTGGCATCTATGTCTACTCTGTTTGGTACTAAGCAAGCAGATGGTAGACACCATAGAGATAACCTAATGCACCTGCCATCAGATCAAACTGAGAACATCAAGGCTTTAATCGAGCAGTTAATCACCTGGTCACCTAGTACTAAGGGTAAGACCGATATGGTAATGGCTCTGTGGTTCTGTGAGATCAGAGCACGTGAAATGCTCAACAACGGTCAGTACGCAAGCCACCACTTGAAAAACCCTTTCCTATCTCGCCACGAGATGGGCAAGCGAGCAGTCATCAATATAGATGAGATGCTAGCTGAGAAAGAACGTCACTTTATCTAAGGAGCAGTAATGGCAGATATGAAAAAACCTATGGCTAAGCCAACAGGTAAGAAAAAATCAAACGGTTCAAACACAAAGCCATTTAATGTTCGCTTAATTAAACCAGATGAAATTATTAAAGATAAGCCAAAGGGTCCTAAAGTTGTTGGAAAAAAACCAAAGCCAAAAGGTCTTAATGATTTTCTTGATAAAGGTATGACACCTCCAAGCAAAAACAAGAAGTTGCCTTCAGATGCCGATGTGATTCTTAAGGGTTACAACGATAAGAAGACTATTGCAAAATTTAAAGAGTCTCAAAAGAAAAAGGGTAAAAAATAATGGCAAGATTGTCAGACAGAGCACGTAAGGCAATTAGAAATGCCAGTAGTGTAGAAACTGGTGTTGCAACATACGAGACTATCAATCGTAATGCTAAAGCAGCGGGAGTAAAACTTACTATGGCAGAAGAACGCGCCGCTGCAAAGGTTCTTGAACCACGTATACGATTAGATCGTAAAAAAACTGCAGCTCGTGCGGTTAACATTGAAAAGATGCAAGCAAAAAAGACTGCTGCAAAGCGTGCAGCAGCAGCTATTGGTAATACACCAGCAGCAAAGAAGGCGGTGCCTAAGCCAGCAGCTAAAACTAGATTAAAAGAATCTACAAAGAAAAAGGGTAAGTAACTATGGCAATTACACCAAGCTACAAGAGTGGCGAAGACGAAGGACACTACATTGACAAGGGTGCTGTAATGACACCTCAGATCAACCCATCATCAGATGCTAAGTATGTAGCCGCTAAGGCACAAGCACTTGCTGAGTCAAAGATTGTATGGCCTACTAAGGTCGCAGGAATTTCAGACCCGCTTTAATAATTTAAGGACATAACTTTGTTATCTATAAAAGAGATCTCTGCTAAGACAGCACGCCTGCAGACTAGATACGCAGGACGTGATTTGCGTATGCGCGAGGTTCTATCTGCACGTCAAGGTGATCTCTCAAAGGTATACCCTTCTATGTTCTCAGAGGATTATCCAAAGCCTCTAGTTGCAAATATGATTGACGTGGCAGCGCGTGACCTAGCAGAAGCTATGGCACCGCTTCCATCCTTTAACTGCTCTGCCAGTAATATGACAAGTGATGCAGCACGTAAGGCTGCAGATCTTCGTGGTCGTATCGCTAACTACTATGTCAACGATTCACAACTACAGATCCAGATGTATACAGGTGCTGATTGGTTTAACACCTACGGTATGCTCATTGGTCGCGTAGAGCTTGACTACGATAAGCAAGACCCAGTTATTACTTTGATTAACCCATTTGGTTCTTACCCAGAGATTGACCGCTTTGGTCGTTGTACTTCTTTGGTTCAAATCGTCGGTATGGATGCAGCATCTATTGCATCAATGTATCCAGAGTATGCAGATGTAATTGTAGGAAAGAACGCCTATACACCTGGCAGTCCTTACCTATCATTGGTGAGATACCACGACGCAGAACAAGATGTAATCTTCCTACCAGATCGCAAAGACTTAGTCCTTGCACGCACACCTAATCCAGTTGGTAAATGCCTTGTACAAGTTGCAATGCGTTCATCCATTGATGGCGAGGCACGTGGTCAGTTTGACGACATCCTTGCAGTTCAGCTTGCACGTGCTCGATTTGCCGTGCTACAGATTCAGGCCGCCGAAAAGTCCATCCAAGCTCCTATAGCCATCCCACAAGATGTGCAAGAGTTGGCAATCGGCCCTGATTCAATTATGCGCTCTGCTAATCCGCAGGCAATCCGTCGCGTTCCACTAGACCTACCACCTGGTATCTTTGCAGAGTCTGGTGTCTTAGAGCGTGAACTACGTATCGGTGCTCGTTATCCAGAGTCTCGTTCAGGAAACATTGAGGCAAGCGTTGTAACAGGACGCGGTGTTCAAGCATTACAGGCTGGCTTTGACTCACAGATTAAAGCAGCACAAGCACAGTTTGCTCGTTTGTTTACAGACTTAATCTCTATCTGCTTTGCAGTAGATGAGAAGATCTTTGGTAATCGCACTAAAGAGATTCGTGGTATGGATGATGGTATGCCATACACACTCAAGTACCAACCTGCTAAGGCTATTAACGGTGACTATTCAGTAGATGTCCGTTACGGAATTATGTCAGGTATGGACCCTAACCGTGCCATTATTGCTTTGCTACAAATGCGCTCTGACAAGCTTGTATCACGTGATTATGTACGTCGTGAGATGCCAGTTGAGATTAACGTTACACAAGAAGAGCAAAAAGTTGATATTGAAGAGATGCGTGATTCATTACGCACTGCAGTTGCACAGTATGCACAAACATTACCTGTACTTACATCACAAGGACAAGATCCTATTCAGATCATTACCCGTATAGCCGAAGTAATTAAAGGCCGTCAAAAGGGTATGCAGATTGAAACTATTGTGGAGAAGGCCTTTGCGCCTGAGCCACAGCCGCAGGCTCCGTTAGGTATGCCTGCCGAACTAGGTGCAGGTATGGCCCCCGCTTCTGCCTCGCAGCCAACTCCAGATGAATCTGGCGGTGCGGCCCCTGCTCCTGGTGGTCCACAACAACCTCAAGGAAGACCAGATATTGCATCACTGCTCGCCTCAATCGGCGGCGCGGCATAAATCCAAGGGAGGTGAAATATGAAAAAAGGAACACAAGCACCAGCTCCAATGTCTAAGCCAGTCGAAGGCAGCAAAGCAGGAGATAAGGTAACAGGCGGAAAGGTTTACCAACCATTCGCTGGAACACCAAAGCCAGGCAAGAAAGTATCTAAGTAATATTATTCTGATGGAGGTGCTGGACGATGGACAAGAATAAAGTGCGTCGTCCAGTACGCTCTACAGATTTCTTAGTTATACTATCTGAGTTGATATTTAATATCTCTCAAGTAATGACAACATTTTTTGAATCACTTTTTGAATTAAGTATCTACCACGCTAATCGGGAAACTGAAGTTAACAAGGCTTGGGAAGATTTTGCAACAGACATAGAGACGATACAGGAGGATAACGATGGCAATAGACGAAGCCAAGAACCCAGTTAAGGGAGTATCCGGTCCTGGAAAGTTTTCATCACGTACAGACCTACCACCATCTAGCTCATACGGTGACGGTGTACAAACTGCTGAGATCGCAGGTGGCGCTCCTTTAGCATCAACACTTGACGTACGCGGTGCTACAAATACAGAATTAAGAGCAGCAGGCCGACAGGGCCAAGGTGCTGCATCTATGCAACAGACGCCAATTACACCACTGTTTGCACCTACACAGCGACCAGATGAACCTATTACTGCAGGTATTGATATGGGACCAGGCGCTGGATCTAGCGCACTTATGATGCGTAAGACATCACAAAAACTTTCAGATGCTTTAGTAAAAATGCTTCCATATGACACTACTGGAGAGATTGCAGTTTTGTATCAGGATGCCTTATCACGAGGTAATTAATGTCTGATAACTTAAAAGCAGCCTCTTTGGCAGCGGGATTATCACCAGAGGAACAAAAAAAGGTTGATGATTTTAATAAAGCCTTTAAGGTTCACAAGCAACTTTTAAATGTACCGGCTGAGGTTGGTAGTGCCAAGTATAAGAAGTTAACTCCTGCACAACAGGATAACTTACAAAAGAACTTTGGTAATGAAGATCCTGAGACTAAGCCTAAGCGTGGATTTTTTGGAACCACTTGGGATTACACAGGTGGGGCAATCCTTAAAGGTCTTGGTGAAATATCTGATTTTACTACTCGTGCCTATCGTACAGCAGCTATTGCAGTAGACCAAGACCTTGATATTGGTGATGCTTGGACTGTAGCAAACGACAAAGGCGATAAAGTATTTAGCCCTGATCGTATTGCAAATGCACAGGCTACATTTGGTAGAGAAGCTGTAGATATTGCAGTACGTATTGCATCTGGTGAAGATCCAGAAAAGATCTTAAAGGAAGCAACTCCAGAGCAAAAGAAGTATCTTATGCTTGCTGACCCAACAAATAAAGTTATTGATGGTATTGAAGATAACAAAGTTGAAGCAGCACGAGGTTTATTTCAAGACACACTTGATGCTGTAGAAGCAGCTAAGTACTCACCTGGTCGTCTGGTAGCTAATGCTATTCTCCCAGGAGAACTAGAAGGCTCAGGCTTTTTCTATAAAGCAATATCTGGCTCAGTAGATGCAGCCTATAGAATTTTAGGAGATCCACTTCTCCGCGTTAGTGCAGCAAAAAGAGCATTAGATGTACGAAACTACTCTCTTGATGTAATAGTTGGAAAAGGTAAAGTAGCTGATTATTTTGCTAATCCTAAAGCAGCAGCATTTTGGGATAGTTACGGTGAAAAACTAGATAAACTTTCAAAACTTAAAGGTGACCCAGAGGCAAGTTTAATAGTTAGAAAAGAACTTTCTATTATGGCTCCAGAACTGGGACCAGCAGTTATTACATCTTTAATGAAGAGCAAAATTCCAGTTACTAACGCTAAAACAGCGCAGGCTTTCTTTGAAAATACAAAGCAACTTGATGAGATGATTAAAGGTGGCATAGGTCGCCAACGCTTGATTCTTCCTCGTTTAGATGCTTCTCGTAAATTACGAATTAACGCAGTTACTCAGGGTCGCAAAATGCTTAACCTAAAAGTAACTGGTCCACAATTGGTGGATGACTTATGGTTTGGTGGAGCATCAACTACTGATGGTATAGCCGAAACAATTATTGACAATCAAAAGGTTGTTATTGATTTAGTAACGGCTAGAACAAATCCAAAGAATATTGCTAAGTTTTCAACAGCGTATATTAAATATAAGATTGATCGTGCCAAGGCAAAACTTGCTATTGCTCCTATGTTTAAAGATGATGTTTTTAACGTCAGAGATGCTGATGCTGGAGATAAAATTTACAGCTTGGCTGTAATGGTTCTACCTACACGAGAGTCAAAACTCTTGGCAGAAGCATTTAATGCAATTGAAGAGACTGGTAAAAGAAAAGAAGTTTACTACGGTCTTTGGAAAACTATTGCTGAAATACGTGGATTAAATACGAACCTTCCAGGCCAAGCCATTGCACGTCAGGCAACTGGTCAGACAAAGAGTATCCACTCAATTAGCAAGGCAGATGATGCATACCCAGAAATGGGATCATTACCATCTGACTTTAATCCTTTTGTAACTGTACCATCAGTAGCAGATATTGATATAGCGGCAGCACGTACTGGACTTTTTCAAACAGCAATTGGTCTTGCCAATAGCAACTTTGCTAACAGGATGACATCTGCTTGGTCGTTCCTTACTTTGGCTGGACCTCGTTATGCTCTTCGTAATGCAGGTGAAGACCTTATGGTTAACCTAGCAATTGGTCAATCTCCTTGGGGCCTAGCAAAAGGACGTGTGCTATCAACACGTATTAATACTTACCTACAGGCTGTTAAAGAAGCTGACGGTGTCAAAGGATGGGCTGATAACCCACTTGGAATTGCTATGAGATTTCTTAATCGTAAAGAAGTTGATAAGAATGTACAAGAGTTAACAGTCCTTAAAACTAAATTTGAAGAAGGCAAGAACACTCTTGCAGGTCTTAACAAAGAATTAGACAATCTTACTAAAGGTACTCCGCAACATACTGAAAAACTTGCTGAGATTCAAACAGTCAGAAAACAACTAGCTGGTGGAATAACAGAACAATCTCGTGAGATCTTTGCTCGCGTCCTTAACGAAGGTCGTCTTAACAGACTACGTTCAACTCTTGGACTAAAGCAAATGAACAAAGAAGAGATTGAACTTCTTAAAGAGCAGATTAAGTATGGCGATATTGAAGATGCCTTATCTACAGCATCTGAAGGTGGTCTTAACTTTGTATCAGGTGCAGATTATATTACACGTGCTACAAACCTTGCCGAACTAACAGGTGTTCGTGTTCACGCTCTTGAAGTAGGGCAACCAAAAACACCTTTAACTCGCGCTAAGGGTGAGAGAACCTTCTCTGTAAAGGCTGTTAGCACTCAAGACGAAGCATCTATGTATTCTCTAATTATGCGTATTGGATATTACGCTAATGATGAACTAGGTACTATTGCTGTTGCTAACCTAGACAACCTAGATGACTATTTAACTGTGGCTCGTCAGTGGTTAAAGACCAAAACAGGACAAGAGTTCCTAAAAGATGCTCGTGCATCTACCCAGATGTCATCAGATGAACTGTTGACTCTGACACATAACAGAGCTAAAGAACTTTTCACTAAAAGTGGAGATGGTTCTCTTAACATTGAGCTACTTAATAGAATTCGTACCGTTGATAAAAACGGAAACTATATAGTTACTGGTCGTCTATCTTTAGATGACCTACCTAAAGATGACTTTGATCTACCTGCCTCTGTAGTTGGCCCAACACTTGTACCGGCTGTACCACAGGGAGAGATTACTGCTAATGTAATGAATCAAGGATGGACATTTTTAGGTCTAGCCAACGCCCGTATGTCACGTCAACCTATTGTTCTTAATGAAATGATTAACATACGTAGACAGATGCGTGACACTGGCTTTGAAGATGCGTGGGTTTCATCTTATACAAAAGGAATGGACCCTGAAAACACAACTGGCCTTGCCATTGTTACAGAAAGAGCCAAAAAAGATTTAGCAAGAGTTGTTGAAGAGCGTGCAGTACAACAAACTTTACAATATGTAGATAATCCGCTAGTGCGTACACAGCTTGCTTTTGGTTTACGTAACTTTGCACGGTTCTATCGTGCCACAGAAGACTTCTATCGTCGTATGTATCGTGTTGTTAGGTACAATCCAGAGGCTATTCAGCGTGCAGCAATAACTTATGAAGGTATTACTCACTCAGGATGGATTCAACAAGACGATCAGGGTGAATCTTACTTTGTTTACCCAGGAATTGGACCTGTTTATAACGCAGTTCAAAACACTTTAAATACTTTAGGTATTGGCAGTGAGTTCAAAGTTCCGTTTCCTATTGAATTTGGTGCCAAAGTTAAGATGCTTACACCTTCTTTGAACCCAGAATCAATTGTTCCTACATTTTCTGGTCCTATATCAGGTATTTCTTTTGCAACTATAACTCAGTTGATATCAGGTCTTGGTGCTCCTGGAGTAGCAGATACTATTAAGGGTTATGCTCTGGGTAAATATGCGGTAGATCAACCAATTCTATCTTCTTTCCTACCGGCTCATATTAATCGCCTTTATGGAGCTATGGATCAAGATGATCGTAACTCACAGTACGCATCAGCTTGGCGTAAGGCTGTTACTTATCTTGAAGCATCAGGTAATGGGCTACCAAAGAAGTATGATGAAGAAGGAAACTTAATACCGCCAACTCCTGGTGAGATGGAAGAATACCGTGTTGCTATAAAGAGTACAGTAATGAGTATCTTAGGTGTTCGTTTTGTATTTGGTTTCCTTGCTCCAGCATCACCTGCAGTAACGCTTAAATCAGATATGGCTCAATGGATATCAGATAACGGACGAGCCAACTTTAAGCAAACTTGGAATAAACTCATTGAAGAGTACGATGGAGATTACAATGAGGCTATGGCTAAGTGGGTTGAATTGTATCCAAATCAAATTCCATTTACTGTTTCAGAGTCTGAAAAGAAGTCTATTGCACCTCTTAGATATGCAGAAGAATCTGGTAAGTTTGTAGCTGAGAACGAGGAACTATTTAAGAAATATCCTTTTGCAGCTAGCTTCTTAATCCCTCATAAGGGAGGTTTCTCTTGGGATGCCTACAAGATTATGAAGGATAACGGTCTTATGCAGAATAAGCGAGTAGATGATTACCTTCGTGAAGTACAGACAGCATCTGATGTAAGACAATACTTTGATCGTAAAGATGAGTACGAAGAAGAATTAAAAACTGCAGTCGTAGACTTTGAGCGTAGAAATATTCGCCAAAACTTTGATGAGTGGAAAAAAGTATTCTTTGCTGGTCGTCCACTTGTGGCACAAGAGTTAGCAGAAGGTAGCCAAAAGGCTATCAAGCGTCTTGAAACACTTGACGAACTTAATGCTCTATTGGATTCAGACGTTCAAGTAAGGCCAGACGTAGTAAAAGGGTTACGCGCTCTACGTGATGCCTATTTGAACTACAAAGAAGAACGAGCAAATCTTGAGGCTATGAACGTAAGTAATGTTATTATTGATAACTTAAAGGATAATACAATCCTTAGACTAAGAGAACTATCTCTATACAACGAAAACACTAAAGCAGCATATGATGTTTTATTCAGTAGATTACCTGGAATCGGAGACTAAATAACAATGACTCTTGAAGAGATTGAAAGACAATTTCCAGAAGTATCTAAAAATACTAGAGAAGCCTACGACAGACTTAATGGTCGTGCCAATCGCGGTGGTCTTTATGCTCAACTTCGTGGTGCTAAAGAAACTCTCAAGAAGAAGGGTCTTCTTAAAGGAGTTAAAGAAAAAACAGAATCTGAGATTCTTGGATTAGAAGCTGAAATTAGAGAAGCAGAAGCTGAATACAATAAGTTTCAAACTCAGAAAAACCTCCTAACTAGAGAATTTAATAAATTAAAAAAGGCTGAAGAAGAAGGTAAACTAAAAGAGGTTACCGCTAAAGGCGCTGGCAATGTTTACCAAAAAGCAATTGATGGTCTTAAAGAAGCAGAACTTAGTCTTCAAGGATATAAGGGTGAAGAAAAGTATCAAACTGCTTACCGTAAGGCACAGGCTGCTTACGAGACTGCTGTATCATCTGGTCTAAAACCAAAACCTTTAGGCACTCCAAGAATACCTGTTCCACAAGTAGAAGATGAAACTTCTAAAGGGAAAGCAGGTACGGAAGAAGAAGCTGAAGATAATCTAAGTTCTTTTATTTCAACCTTAGCAGACCCAGCAAACTCTAAACTTCTTGAAGAAGTACAAAGAGATTTTGCTAAGAATTTTGGTTACAAAGGTCCAGTAGATGGCCAATATTCTTTACGTTTCCAAGATGAAGTTGATAGAATTGCGAGAGATAGATCATCATTACCAAAGTCTTTACAGGGTAAAGACTTTAGATCATTTATAGCAGATGACGCATCAGCCAAACTTCTTAACACTAAGACTGGTGGATCAGGTGCAGCAGATCTTACTGATTATGGAACGATAGCATCACCTTCAACTGCTAAGAGCGCAATTAATCAAATTTTCCAAGCAGAGCTTCAACGTGATGCAACAGCAGAAGAACTTAAAAAACTTACACCTGGTCTTATTGCAGCTCAAAAGAAGAATCCAAATAGAGTTAAGATGGTTAATGGCGTTCGCCAGACTACCCAAGGTCTTGATGTAGGACAATGGATTACTGATAGAGTACAAAAATTACCTGAGTTTGCTCAACGCAAAAAAGATAAAACAATTCCTGATATTCAAATCTTGCAAGATACTGCAAGAAATAATGGATTAACTTTACTCCCAAGTCAAATTGAGTCTTATAGAATTAGACTTCAAAACGGTGAAAAGGTAGAGACTATACAATCTAATATCCGTGCTATTGCAGCAAATGCAATGCCAGATAATGTTAAAAAATTACTAGATGCAGGCAGTGACTTAACTGAGGTGTATCAACCATACCGTCAAAGTATGGCTACTATCTTGGAAATTCCAATGGACAAGATTGACCTTAACGATCCGACTCTTACCAACGCTATTACTGACAAGGGAAATATGACACTCTTTGATTTCAAGAAGTCCCTTCGCAAGGACCCACGTTGGCAATATACAGATAACGCTCGTGAGACAGTATCTTCTGGACTAACAACAGTCCTTAAAGACTTTGGATTTATGGGGTAAACAATGAGTGACGGAAAAAATAAAAAAGCATTTACAGGTGGTGTAGATAAAGCTCAGGCAGAGTTTGATAAAGCGTTGACAAATGCAAAAAGTTTGCTTTCTGATGCAAAAAAGCAAGGAAATAAAGAAATTGCAACTGTTGCTCGTAGTCTTATTAATCAATTAAACACTGTTGCTAAACCAGCACTTAATTTATTACAAAAAGCAGAAGATCCAAATGCAAAATACAAGGGTAACATTACTCCAATCAATCAGGCACTCGGAGGTGGCGCTCCTGGCAGTGGACCCAGCGGAGTAATACTTGGTAGTGGCGGTACAGGTATCTATACATTAGGTGAGATCCGTGCGTATATGGATTCAAACAACGGTTCATTTCCACCTGATCTAAATGCAGATGCCTCTGGAATTACTGCATCAGATTTAGGTAGTCTACAAAATCTTTATAATAGCGATAAAGGATTAGGTGGATCAGACAAAGGATTAAAGACAAATGTTGATCTTATTGATTCTGAAAAACAAGAAAGACGTCAATCAATTTATGACACAGTTGCTTCTGAATTAACTCGACTTGGTCTATCTTCTTTAATTAGTCCTTTAAGAACTTTATTTGAATCAGGTATATCAGAAGGTGAGTCTTTACGTTTGGCTCTATCTCAGACACCTGAATATCAAACACGTTTTTCTGCTAACGCAAAGCGTATAGCTGCAGGTTTATCTGCACTTAGCCCAGCAGAGTATATTCAACTTGAAGACCAGTATCAGAACGTTATGCGTAACTATGGGCTACCTGCCACATACTATACTAAAGATTCCACTGGAAAGCAGATTGGTTTTGATGAACTTCTAGGTGGAGATGTATCTGCTACAGAACTTGAAGAGCGTTTGATTACAGCACAAGACAGAGTGTTAAAGTCTAATCCAGAAGTATTACAGGCTCTTAAAACATTCTATCCAGGTATTGGCAATGGTGAAATATTGGCCTACTCACTTGATCCTAAGAACGCACTTAAGGATATTCAACGCAAGGTTGCAGCAGCCGAGATTGGTGGAGCAGCCTTAGCACAGGGACTTGCAACATCTGCAGCAGGTGCTGAAGAACTAGCAGGCTTTGGTGTAACTAAGTTACAAGCACAACAAGGTTTTGCAGATGTAGCACAAATGGCACCACGTGGTAGCGCACTATCTGAGATTTACAATGAAGCACCTTACAACCAAGCAACAGCTACTGCTGAAGTTTTTGGTACATCAGGTGCAGCAGAAGCAACACAAAAGCGCAAGAAACTAACAGCACTTGAGCAAGCCACTTTCGGTGGTCAATCAGGACTAGCACAAGGTGCTCTAGCCAGAAACTCTGGCGCTGGCGCTTTCTAAATAAACCTGCTACTGGAACGACTGGCCCAGTAGAGCGACAATAATTACCAGGAGTGGGAGCCACACAGATTTCCCCAAATCTATGTGAGGCCTGCGATTAACTAATAAGGGAGACGGACTATGTCCAATTACGACTACGAGGACGACGAAGACGAAGTAACAACTGAATCTAATGATGTCGTTAAGCAACTGCGAAAAGCAAATAAGCAAAAGGAAAAAGAACTAGCTGACCTAAAGTCACAGTTTGAAACCTTAAACAAGCAGCAACGTGAACGAGCCATTAAGGATGTCCTCGAAGCTCGCGGTGTGAACAAGAAAATTTCTGCGTTCATACCACAGGACTTAGACCCAACTGAGGAGTCTTTGTCTAAGTGGCTAGACGATTACGGTGACGTATTCGGACTAGATACCACTGAATCAAACCAGCCTGTTGTAGATCAAGCAACGCAAGACGCTTATCAGAAGATGAATAGAGTAACTGGACAAGGGATAACTCCTGACTCTGGTGATGACATTTATCGCAAACTTATGTCAGCTACTTCTAAGGAAGAACTTGACGAAGTAATTAGGCAGTCTGGGCTCTAAACCAACTAACCGAAAGGCATAACTAATGGCAATTCCAGATGGTTCCTTAACCGGTACCTCCGCCATCAGCAACCTCGTAAGAACAGCTTATGACCAATACGTCCGAATGGCGTTGCGTTCAATCCCTGTTATGCGTGCTCTTGCTGATGTCAAGCCAGTACAGCAAGCAATGCCAGGTTCATCAGTTGTATTCTCTATCTATTCAGATTTAGCGCAAGCAACATCTACATTGACAGAAGCATCAGATGTATCTTCAATTGCTCTTGGTAACCCAAACCAGGTTACAGTAACACTCAATGAGTACGGCTCAGCCGTAACAACAACTAAGAAGTTAAACCTAACTTCTTTCAACGATGTAGATACAGCACTTGCTGATATCATTGCATACAACGCTGCAGATTCTATTGACGCAGTAGTAGCATCAGTTCTTACTTCAGGAACTAACATCATCTACGCAGGTACAGCAACAACAACAAACACGATCACATCGTCAATGTTGATTTCCGTTTCTGATATCCGTCAGGCTGTAACAGAACTTCGCACAAACAAGGCTTTGCCTCGTATCGGCGAACTATATGCAGCATACCTACACCCACGTCAGACAGCCGATCTTCGTGCTGAAACTGGTACAGGTGGATTCCAGGAGCTATCAAAGTACACAGACCGCACACCATTCGTGGCTGGCGCAGTCGGCGTAATTGAAGGCGCCTTCGTAGTAGAGACACCTCGTGTGCCTTTTGCTGCAAACACACAATCACCTGCAGTCAACGTCTACAAGGCAGTTGTCGCAGGACGTGAAGCACTCGCTGAAGCTCAGGGACAAGATATCTCAACAGTTATCGGACCCCAGATCGATGCGCTCCGTCGCTTCCACACAATCGGTTGGTACTACTTCGGTGGATTCAACCTACTCCGTACAGCAGCGTTGTATCAGATTCAATCTGCTGCAACAAACGGATAATCATTTAGTTGATTAACGGGTGAGCAGGGTTTCTACGGCGAATACGTGGCCCTGCTCATCAGTCAGTTAACTAGGGAGATAAAATGGCATACATAGCAACTACTCCTTGGGAGTATCAGACCTGGAACGCAGGTAAGGCTTGGCCTGATAAGTACTCACGTATTGCAGCACGTGCAATTGTTGGCGGTACATTTGATGGACCGATTAACCCGTTCATCACAGATATTGCTCGTGGTGTAACTTTGATTGTCAGCGGTACTAACGTTGAAGCAACACTGTATCCATATCAAGATACTTTGTTTGATGCAGACTTCTACATCCTTGGTGGTCACACTCAGGAGATTACAGATGAGCAAGCACAAATCCTCATAGACGCAGGTTACGGCGATTACGTAACTCCGGTGGTATAAATGACTTTACATAGAAAGCAAAAGCACCCAGAGTATGTAGAGGGTTGCTTTGGTTGCAAGATTGGTGAACTAGAACTAAGCGTAGGGGTTGCAAACAGTAAAGGTATCCCAACAGCTAAGCAACACGACAAAGAATTAGGTTCTTACTATGACGCAACACGTCAGGGTATTGAGCCAATCTCAACAAAACAAAAAGACATTGATGCTGCAGTTAGATTCAGCAATGAAACTGGCAACGCATTTGACGGCAATAAGTTATCGGTGTAACTATGACAACTCCAGCTTGGCAACGTAAAGAAGGTAAGAATCCTAAAGGCGGTCTTAACGCTAAGGGACGTGCTAGTGCTAAGGCACAAGGCTCTAACCTCAAGCCACCAGTTAAGTCTGGCGACAACCCACGCAGAGCATCTTTCCTTGCTCGTATGGGTAACGCTGCAGGACCAGAGCGCAAGCCTAACGGTGAGCCAACAAGATTACTCCTATCGCTTCAAGCGTGGGGAGCAAGTAGTAAGGCTGATGCTAAAAGTAAAGCAGCAGCAATCTCTGCTAGAAACAAAACCAAGAAAAAATAGGAGCAATAATGAAATCAGATAAAGGAAACGCTGCAGAGTCAACCAACTCTAAGGGCTTCGGTATGGGATCTAAGGCAATGATTCCTGCTTCTATGCCTGCAGGTGGACAGACAGCACACACAAAAGGTAACACAGCAAAGTTTGCTGCAGGAAAGAAAACGGTGAGCAAGTAATGTGCGCTAACTGTGGTTGCGGATACGCAACATATGATGATAAGGTAAGAAGCAAGCAATTGCTATTGCTTTATCTGAGGCAAAGATGGCTAAGAAGAAAACCAAATGAAGAAGAAAGAATTTTGGGATAAACCAAATCCTAATAAGACTTCAAAGAAATTAACACCAGCACAGAAAGCAAGTGCTAAAGCAAAGGCAAAAGCAGCAGGTCGTCCTTATCCTAATCTAGTTGATAATGCGGCTGCTAAAAAATCCAAGAAGAAGTAGGGAGTCAAGGTGGCGCAATACGGTAGAGATGGTTCAACACTTAACGATGAGTTGAATCGTCTAGCAAATGGCGGTGGTACTACTTACCCACCTTACTCTTCCTACAAAGATCAGGCAGGTGCAGCTCAGGCTTGGGCAGCAGCTAGATCTGTTTCATTAGGCAAAACCACAGATTTAGTCGGTGTTATTAACCTTATTGCTGGCAATACCGTAGGAGTCAACTACTTAGATATTGCTGGTGTATGTAATGAACTTGCTGGCACTGTTGGCCTAGAGCCTGCAGCAGCGTTGCGAGAGGTAGAGAATTGACCGCTATCTATAACCTAGTAGCGCCACAAGCAACTACTTTTAACTTTCAGTTTCAGATCAAGGATACAGTTACTGGTCCTTGGAACTTGGCTGGCTACACAGCAACTATGACTGTTCGTCCTTTTGCTGGATCTACAACTACAACTTTATTGGCAACTACTGCCAACGGTGGAATTGTACTTGATGCTCCCAACGGTAGAGCTACAGTTACATTTTCTAATACAGCTACTAATATTAAAGCAGAGCCATATCAATATGACTTTGTCTTATACCAAGGTTCTGTAGTTACAAGAATCCTTGAAGGACAGTTCTTAGTTACTGCGGGGGTTACAGTATGAGTGACACACTTATAATTATTGAATCTGTACAACCGCAGACTTCTGTAGTATTTTCTGCAGATCAAGGACCACAGGGAACACCAGGATCAACTGGCCCTACAGGTCCAACAGGACCAACCGGTGCAACTGGAGCGACAGGGGCAACGGGTGCAACATCAACCCTCCCTGGACCAACTGGCCCTACGGGACCGACTGGAAGTACAGGTACAACAGGTGCAACAGGAGACACTGGGCCTACTGGCCCTACTGGTACCACTGGCCCTACTGGGGCTACTGGCGCTACTGGAACGACTGGAGCCACAGGCCCAACAGGTGCCACTGGCGCCACTGGATCTACAGGACCCACAGGTCCTACAGGAATTACAGGCCCAACTGGACCACAAGGACCTACTGGAGCCACAGGAAGCACAGGCCCTACGGGCGATACAGGAGCAACAGGCAGTACAGGACCGACAGGTCCTACTGGCTCTACTGGAGCAACAGGACCAACAGGAGACACAGGACCTACAGGTCCACAAGGTTTAACAGGAGCCACAGGTCCTACAGGGGCTACAGGAAGTACTGGACCTACCGGTCCTACAGGCTCTACGGGCGCTACAGGCCCTACAGGGGCCACTGGAGTAACGGGTCCTACGGGTCCAACAGGTCCTACGGGTGCTACAGGTGCCACAGGAGCAACAGGCGCTGGTGGAACTTTAGGCTATTGGGGTTCTTTTTGGTCAACCCAAGATCAAGTAGCGGCAAACACAACAACTGCTTACCCAATTACTTACAATAATACTGATCCAGATTCTAATGGTGTAAGTATTGTTTCTAACTCACGACTTACATTTGCCTATGCAGGTGTTTATGATATTCAATTTTCTGCTCAGGCTGACAGAGTATCTGGTAGTGGAACTGACACTGTTGATATCTGGTTCCGTAAAAATGGAACCGACATCGCAGATAGCAATACTATTGTAACTGTTTCAGGTGGCGCAGCAGCGGCTAAAACAGTTGCTGCTTGGAATTATATGGCTGAACTTAACGCCAACGATTATATTGAATTGGTATGGCGAACATCTGATACAGATTTAGAATTAGTTGCAGATGTTGCAGGAACAAGCCCTACTCGACCAGCAGTTCCTAGCGTCATCCTTACAGCCTCTCAAGTTATGTATACACAACTTGGACCAACAGGAGCTACTGGTTCCACAGGTGCTACTGGTGCAACCGGACCTACCGGTCCTACAGGGCCAACTGGGGCAACAGGACCTACCGGTCCTACTGGTGCTACAGGACAAGGCCTTGCAGCAGGTGGAGCAACTGGTGCTTTCCTAGCTAAAAATAGTTCTACAGATTACGATACTATCTGGGTCACAACCATAGATGGTGGAACTCCCTGATAGAATTGACTAATGAAAGTCAATGAGTTTTTTGATAAGGTCGTAGTAATAAACTTAGACCGCAGAACAGATCGTATGGAAATACTAGATGCTCAGTTAAAAGAGCTAGGTATTGAGTACGAAAGATTTAGCGCAGTAGATGCAGTAGAACAAAAGATAGATCCGATACAGGCTTGCAGACAAAGCCACCTTGCAGTGCTAGAACAAAGCCAAGGGCTTACGCTTATTCTGGAAGATGATGCGTTGTTTATGGAAGAGTTTAATGAACGCTTTGCTGAGTTCATAGATAATCTACCTGCAGATTGGGATATCTTTTATCTAGGTGCAGTGTTGTTAAACAGCCAGCCTTGTAACCATCTAATGGTTAGGGCTATGGATACATCATCACTACACGCTTACTGTATTAATCCTAAGTTTAAAGATAAGGCACTTGCTCAAGGTAGAGATTACCCAGAGCATATAGACGTAGCATATCGTTTACTACATAGAGGGTGTAAGGCATACGCTGCTAGACCACCATTGGCAAAGCAGTATCCAAGTTACTCAGACTTAATGTTAAAAGATGTTGACTACTTAAGTTGGTATAAATGAAGATAGCTGTATATACAATTTCTAAGAATGAGGATAAGCACGTTGAACGTTGGTATGAATCAAGTAAAGAAGCCGACTACCACATCCTTGCAGATACAGGATCAACAGATAGAACCGTTGAGTTGGCAAGAGAACTTGGAATTACTGTGGTACCGATATGGGTTTCACCATTTAGGTTTGATGATGCGAGGAACGCGTCACTGGCAGTAGTTCCACAAGATGCAGATTACTGCATAGCCTTAGATGTAGACGAGGTGCTTGCACCTGGTTGGCGTAAGCACTTAGAGGATGCTCACGCTAAGGGTATAGATAGACCATCATACCGGCGCATAGAAGCCTTTAATGATGATGGCTCTGTTGCTACAGAGTTTGATGGATTTAAAGTACACAGGCGTAACGGTATTAGATGGCACTATCCAATACACGAAGTGCCTCAGTGGTATGGCGAACACGAAGAAGTTAAAGAACGCATAGATGGATTTGAGATCCATCACTTGCAGGATAGAACTAAGTCTCGTGGACATTACCTACCGTTACTTGAGATGGCAGTTAAAGAACTACCTGATGCTCGTAACCTTTACTACTTAGGTAGAGAACAGTCTTATCACCAGCAGTGGGATAAGGCTAAAGAATCTTTGACAAAGTATCTGGAGCTATCAATCTTTAAACAAGAGCGTAGTGCAGCTTGTCGAATTTTGGCTAAGGCAGATCCTAGTAATCAAGAAGAGTGGTTCATCAAGTCTACTGAAGAGTGGGCTAGTAGAGAATCAGTCTTAGCGTTAGCTAATTATTACTATATGGAAAAGCAGTGGGCTGAGTGTAACTTGGTTTCAAAGAAAGCTTTGGAATACAACACTAAGCCAACAGAGTTCTTAGCAGAGAACTGGGCGTGGGGCCATATGGCCTATGACTTAGTAGCAGTAAGTGCTTGGCAGTTAGGTGACTTTAAAGAGGCACTTGAGTACGGGCAAAAGGCAGTAGAGGTATCACCGAAGGATGAAAGACTAATTAAAAACCTAGAGTATTACAGGAGTAAAGTATGAGTACGTTCGCTCAATTAGTTGATGAGGTAAGAACTAACCTATCTGGTTACACCTTGCGTCAAGATCGCATTACTTACTTGACTAACCCTGGTGGCATTAACACTACAGCACTTAATATATCTATTGGTAACTCAGAAAACCTTGCTAAAGGTGTTGTTGAAATTGATGATGAACTTATCTGGATTAACACTTTTGATAAAACTAACTTAACTCTTAACGCTATCCCAGGCTTTGGTCGTGGCTACGGTGGCACTACTCCTTCACCTCACGCAGAAAACGCACAGGTTACTTTGACTCCAACCTTTCCAAAGGTCAACGTTAAGAAAGCTATCAACGATACAATCAACTCTTTCTATCCTAAACTCTTTCAGGTAGCCTCAACTACTTTTACATTTAATGCAGCGCAGATTACTTATGCACTACCTGATGATGCACGAGATGTACTGTTTATTTCTTGGCAGACACCTGGACCATCCAGAGAGTGGCTACCGGTAAACAGATGGCGTATTGACCGTATGGCTAACGTCTCAGCATTTAATACAACAAGAACTCTTAGCCTTTATGACAAGATTGTTCCAGGTCGTACAGTGCAGGTTTACTACTCAACGATTCCAAATAACTTAACTAATGCCAATGATGACTTTGCAACAGTTACTGGTCTACCTGAATCATCACGAGATGTAGTAACACTAGGTGCAGCAGCCAGACTTCTATCATACCTTGATACAGGTCGTATCAACCTTTCATCTGCAGAAGCAGATATCAACGACACCAAACTACCATCCACTGCTGGAGCATCTGCATCTAAATATGTATATGCGCTATACCAACAGCGTCTTAATGAAGAATCAACCAAGCTACAAGATCGCTTCCCAATCCGCGTTCATTATACGAAATAAGGAAAACAAATGACCGTACGCAAATACTCCTCGGTATCTATAGATACAACACTTGCAGCAGGTGGTATCTCAGCTACCGCTACTACAATGACAGTGGCAACAGGTACTGGTGCAACCTTACTTGGTGGTATCACACTTGTTTCTGGTGATATCTTTACTGTAGCAATTGATCCTGATACAACAAGCGAAGAAATTTGCTACATAACTGCTCGCTCAGGTGATTCATTTACCATTACTAGAGAAGAAGCAGGCACTGCTGGCGTAGTACACGCAGCAGGTGCCACAGTGCGCCACGTACTATCTAGCGATGACCTTAATTATTTTAACCAAGCAATTCAATCAACTACTCCTCCAGGATCTACACCAACTATAGATGGTGGAACACCTTGAGAATACAACTAAATAAACCAGCAACTACAAAAGAAGGAAACAACTAATGCCAGTTCAAACACAGATGCAGGTGCGTAGAGGCACCGCCTCAAGCTGGACTTCCACCAACCCAACACTGGCTGCTGGTGAGTTAGGCTTTGAAACAGATACAGGAAAGTTTAAGATAGGTACAGGTTCATCAACTTGGACCGCCCTATCTTATGCAGGTGGTGGACAAAATACACTAACTACATATCAGTACACAGCAACAGCAGGACAGACTACTTTCTCTGGTGCTGACGCAAATGGAAATACTCTTTCTTATACTGCTGGCGCAGTTCAGGTTTACCTTAATGGTGCCTTGCTTGCCAACACTACAGACTATGCAGCAAGCAATGGAACATCAGTAGTTCTTACAGGTGGAGCTGGATTAAGCGACAGTCTTACTATCTTATCTCTTGGATCTTTTACAGTATCTACAGATATTCCTAAGTCTACTCTTACTGCTAAAGGTTCTATCGTTGCAGCAAGTGGTGCTGCTACCCCTGCTAACCTCTCCGTTGGTGCAAATGACACAGTCCTCACAGCCGACAGCTCGACAGCCACTGGACTAAAATGGGCTACTCCTGCAACTGGTGCAAATTGGTCATTACTTAACGCAGGCGGTACTGCATTAACAGGTTCACAAACTGTAACGGTTTCAGGCATAAGTGGCAAAGATAAAATTATGGTCATTGTTCAAAACGCAAGTTCAGCAAGCGCAAATTCTCTTATTAGCGTTAGATTAAATACAGACACAGCCTCAAATTATTTCTTAGCAGGTGCAGAACTTCGTTCTACTACTACCACAGCTTCTTTGATTTCTGGATTATCAGACCTTTTTAATAAAATTTATATTGGTCAAATGAGCACTACTGGAGCAGATTCAAGTGTTAGAGGTGGGATTGTTCTTACGGGTGGAAATTCTGCTGGTGTTAAACAATACACATTCTTTGGTGCAGGAGAACCCTCATCAGGTGTAGTAGGCGCTCGCGCCTATTATGGTTGCGGATACTATAATTCAGCAAGCACGATTTCTAGCATTTCTGTCAATTCAGAAACTGGAAACTTTGATGCTGGAACAGTTTATGTTTATACGAGCGCGTGAGGATAAATAAATGAAAATTACAGAAAAAGAATTTAATGTAATTACAGGCGAAGAAACGATTACAGAGCGTGATGAGACCGCACAAGAACAAGCAGTGCGAGAAGCGTTTGAAGCAGAGCAGATAACAAAGCAAGCCGAAGCCGAAGTAAAGGCAACTGCACGTCAAGTAATCCTTGACCGTTTAGGTTTAACCGCAGAAGAAGCACAACTACTCCTAGGAGGTAACTAAATGCCAGGTAAGAATTTTCTAACGGGTACTTTTAACAGAGTTACCATTGATGCAAAGACTGGTACTACTTACACTTTTGTACTAGGTGATGGAGACAATGAGTTAATCACGGCAAGCAATGCCTCTGCTCAGACCTACTCAATCCCAACGAATGCATCTGTTGCCTTTCCTATTGGAACTCAAATCAATATCATTGCTATCGGTGCTGGCCTTGTAACTATCAACGCTGTCACAAGCGGTACAACTACTGTCCTATCAACTGGTGCTGTAGCTGCTGCCCCTGTACTACGTGCTCAGTACTCAGCTGCTACTTTGATTAAGGCAGGAACGGATCTCTGGTACGTGATCGGAGATATCTCCTAATGACTTCAATTCTTGGAATTGTTGCATCATCTAAGTTAGTTGCTAGTGGTTCATTTGAGTCTATTGCTACTGTAACTGTTGGTTCTGGTGGCTCATCATCTGTATCTTTTACTTCTATTCCAAGCACTTATTCTCATTTACAAGTAAGAATTTTGGGAAGAGGTAATCGTACTTCTTATGGAACAGAGTCTTTTGTTATGAGAGCAAATAGTGATAGCGGTGCAAATTACGCCACACACCAATTAGTTGCTGTGGCTTCTAGCGTTCTTGCTTCGGGTTCTGCGTCTACTACAGGAGCTTCAATTGGTCGTTTTCCAAGCAATTCTATTACAGCAAATGTTTTTGGTGTTGGGGTAGTGGATATTTTAGATTATGCAAACACTAATAAATATAAAACAATCCGCGATCTTGGTGGGATAGAGGATAATGATGTTTCTGGATTAGCAGAACTTGGTTTATACAGTTCTCTTTGGATGAATACATCTGCCATATCATCATTAACTTTTACTTCTGGTGGCGGAACTTTAATTACTCAATATTCATCTTTTGCACTCTATGGAATAAAAGGAGCATAATGCCAGCCACATACGAACCGATAGCAACGCAGACTTTAGGGTCTGCTGCTGCATCAGTTACTTTCTCATCTATCCCATCTACCTATACTGATTTAATTGCTGTGTTCAGTGGCGCTTCCACAGGTGGATTTGAATCAGTAAGAGTAAGAACAAATGGTGATACTGGCTCAAATTATTCTAGACTTCTACTAATAGGTACTGGTTCTGTTGCAGGTATATCGCGAGCAAATAATGAAAGTTATTTAATTCTTGGTGCGATGAATACGACAACTTCAAATACTCTATGGCAATTTATGAATTATTCTAATACTACTACAAATAAAACTGTACTTACTAGAACAAATGTTGCATCTAACACAGTTAGAGCCACTTTAGGTTTATGGCGCAATACTAATGCAATTACACAATTAGATTTTTCTGCTTCTATAAGCACATTTATTGCTGGTTCAACTTTTACTATTTATGGAATTAAGGCGGCCTAACTATGCCTAGTACATACGAACTCATTGCATCTAATACTGTTGGCTCAGGTGGTGTGGCTTCATTAACTTTTAGTTCTATTCCATCTACCTACACTGATTTAGTTTTATACACTTCTTTAAGATCTACGACTACAGGTAATGCAAATGATCGTGCTGCCATAGTTACATTTAATGGTTCGTCAAGTAATTATTCTGCTATAAGACTATATGCTTATGATGGAACCACTGTTGGAAGTGACTCAAGCA